CAAATATTATAACTGCTGAAGAAGACTTATTAAAAACACCTGCTTCAACAATTGAACCTGTTCCTGTACCAGCTGGAAAAGTTGCAGTAAATGTTGTATTTGTTCCAGAAACTGTTGCTGAAGTAGTAGCAACCCGAGCCAATTCATTAACAAGTGTTGTTTGTGATAAAGCACCGGTAGATGCGTCATCACCAATTGCCATATATCCCATTGCATCAAATGTATTTGATATTATTCTAGATGCAATAAATTCTTTACCTGATGTCACTACCAAGTTAGGTACTTCTGTTGAATATACTAATTCTTGGTTATCATTAAACTTTTGAATTAATAGTTTACCTGTTACGGTTATACTGTCTTTAAGCATGTTTACTCCTAAGGTGTTTTAACGATGCTTGGTGACGCATCGGTTATAGTTACTGTTGATGATAAATTATTTCTGCCGTCACCAAAGAATCTGTATGTTACTGGTGGGTTGAAGAATTCTTCTGTTGCAAAATAATCTTCGTTATCATATGGTTCTATTCTAATTCTACCACCCATATCACTAGCATAGGCATAATCAGTTGGTATACCTTTATTTATAGTTCTAAATGTAGCTTTACCGGTCCATTCACCAAGTTCAAGAGAAGCAGTGATTCCAGGAGAATAGGTATTTTGGATCTGATATTCGCCAAAAAGAGCTGTACCAGCTGGATGTAGATATGATTTAATAAGCGCTTTATATTTTTCAAGCTTCTCGTCTACTGTAATAAGATACGAATACTTCTGCCATCTATAGCTATCTTGTAAGAAGATGTCGTCATCAAGGAAGCCATCATTAGAATTATAATGTCCTTGATATTTAGCCACTGCGCCAATATCAAACCGTATTAGTAAATAGTCTGGAGTAGGTCCTTGACCTGATAAAGATTCTTCATAGAATTCTCTTAATACTGTACCTGCGTAAGTAGGATCAGATACAGCAATTTGCATATAGTTTGGATCTAAAAGATAACCAGAGTCTGAATATTTTTCAATAGTTGAATCATTTGGTAATGAATACTGTCTAGTACTATCTTTGTCTATTGTTAGTGTTGAAGAAGTTACGATAGAACCTCTTGATTGAAGTAAGTAGAAACTAGAGCCGTATCCGCATCCAAATCTAATAGTTTGGACATTAAGTACTCCACCATCAGAATTAACTTTTGTAACTTTTAAAAGTTGGGTAATAGATAATCCATTTGAAACTGTAGTACCTATAATCAGATCACCTATATTATAACCTGTACTTGGCTGAACTACCTCATATGATACTGTAGTTGGAATAATAGATCCAACTATTCCATTATAGTTTAATGTATATCCTACTAAAATATCACCATAATAATTTTTATTAATGAATACTTCCCATATGTTTTCACGAACATATTTTACTCGTTCGATAAACACTTTAATAGAAATGTTAGTTCCAGTTAAAGATATTCTGTTTCCAACTAATCCTTCTGGAGAACCTGATGTAAAATCAACAAACACTGACATTTCTTGTTGCCATTTACCGTCAGATGCTTTAAGTACCTGATCCCATGGATATGAGATCTCAGCTACTTTATTATAGAGTAATTTGAATAGAAACTTGTATGAAGATTCAACACCTTTAGCGGCAAATACTTGTTTAATTTTTCTAAGTAATAACTTTTGATTAATAAATTCATAGTTATCACCAAAAACATCAAGCTCATTCTTAAAAAATTGAATAAATGAATCTAAAGTCTGATCGATATCTCGTAATTCAGTTAAATTACGCTTTTCATATTGATCCATATATTCATAATATGCCTCAATAAAAGCCACAAATAGCGGATAGTCTTCTCTTGCAAATTCAGGAATCTGCTTTGAAACTATAGATTTTAAATTAACTGTCATTAGTTCCTACTTGATGTGAATTGATAATTAGCTCCACCTGCAGGATCACCCACAGATATCTTATCAAGAATAACTGAAACGTTAATCTGATTATCTGGTATAGTTACCAATTGATTACGAATAGATACAACATCATTTGATTGAGGTTTAATAATTAATTCAAAAATGTCTGATTGAGTTTGATCGATACCAACTATCTCAAGTTCATTCATTGTAATAATACCGTGCACATAGTCAATATTACCAAATGTTCTGAAATATGTCTTAATATCATCAGCAAAGTAGTACATCTTTAATACACCCTCAGTTGCTGTTGTTGGAAGATCTTCAAGATACATTACATTTGGATTGCCTTGAATATAAAATCCAGTAGAAGTTATAGATTGCTCTGGTACAGTTGAATTATAGATAGGATTACCTAGGTAAACTGTATATGTTGAGTTTGAATTATATTCTACTTCAATTTCGCGATGTAATTTAATTGTTGTAATATTACTAATAATAGAATCTTCTGTAGCATCGATCTGTGTAGATAGATTTGAATGTCTAAATATACCTGTAAACGATTGAAGATTCTCAGTATTATATGTTTTTATTGTATTAATAACTAGATCTTTTAATTCAGACTCTGCTCTTGATGTTAGACGCGGATTATAATAAACTGCTGTAGTAACTTCTAAGTTAATATAATCTGGATTAACAATAACTGGTGTAATAGATACGACGTTCTTTTCTTTAAGAATTTCTCTAATAATAAAGTCTTTTTGTGTATTAGTTAATATTGATGTTGTTTTTGGTTTGATAGACAAATAGATTCTACCATACGATGGAGGAATATTATCTTCTCCACCCCATGCGTTTACTGTATCAGCTTCTGGATAAAGTCTGAATATAAGTGCTTTATAGTCTTCAACAGTTACTGCTCGGTTTTGAGCTGAATAAGCTCTTGGAGCATTATATCGAATAGATTCTATTGACTCTTCTACATCTCCACCTGTTGCTGGAGAAGTAGTAGTAATAGTAACTGTACCTGAAAGTAAAGTAGGACCTGTATAGTTAAATATACGGGCTCCATTTGCTGCTTCTTTATTAGTTACCATGTATGTTAGATTAACAACATTACCAGCAGATAGTGCTTTACCTATTGTATTATTACCAAATTCTAGTTCATACAACTGACCTTCAATTTCTTTAAGAAAGTATACTGCAGAAGTACCGTCAAGATTAATAATCTCTTCTTGATTAACAAATGTCGTAAAGTTTGATGATGATGCATTATCTTGCACACGAACCCTAAGAGTTGCTAAATCAACATCATTATTTGGAATTAAGTATTGAACTCCATCTGCCGCTGTATATTTGTATGTTAACGGAGTACCTTCTTTAATTTGAACGCCAGTAAAAGTGTATGTTGAACCTGATAATGTGGCAACTGCTGCTTCAGTATTGTAAAATGTATATTGTACACCATCAACTGTAGTTGAAAATGAACTATAGGCAGGTAAAGTTAATGTTGCCGGAGTTGTTGATGTTGAAGATACTACGATGTTTACTGTTGCAGTTGGACATGCACATGAATGAGGTACGTACCCAATTTCTTTAGCTCTAGAAACGACGCTTGATCGTTTGCTGGCAGAATCCAAGAAGGATTCATTGACAGCTAGGTTTGTATATAGAGCGTTGTAATGGGTATTGTATGCAAGTAAGTCCATTAAAACAGAAAGACTGGAACCTTCAAAGTCATAATCAGCAAACTGTGATTGTCCTTTGAGATATGTTTTTAAATTAGACTTAATCGCATCAAAATCCAACTCAGCGACTGAAATATTTTTATTAGCCATTATCGTGTTCTCGTTAATATTAGATCGACCGTTACTGGTCTTGTAGTGTTAATAATAGTAAACACTATTCTTGCTTGTACATCATTACTGTCTGCTAAAACTTGCACATCAACTTGATTTAGATCTACTCTTGGTTCAAAAGCTACAATTGTATCTCTAATAGCTCTTTCTAGTAATGTGCCCAACATAGGAGTTGCTGGTTCAAACAATAACCCCCTGATCTGAGAACCAATTTCTGAATGAAATGGTCTCTCATAATTTTGCGTTAGAACTAAGTTCTTCACGGAAGCTTTAATTGCCTCTTCATCAAACTTACGAACTATATCTGCTGGGTTACCAAAATTAAATGCTCGGTTTGTGCCTGAAGCAGATGGAGCTTTGTATAAAGTTAGACTTGTATTTGATGCTATAGTCTTTACCTTACCAACGTATGTACTTCCAAAGTAGATATTACTATCAACCAATAAGTTACTAGTAAATAATGTACCAGTACCGGTAACTGTAGTGCTTGTTGTACTATATGTTATCGTACCAGTGCCAGCCTTCCTATCAAGTGATATAGGATTTGCTGTAAAATTAAAATCTACGTCAGAGAATGTTCTGGTATTTCTTGCCATGTCTTATTTATATGCTTTACCCACCAAAGAATACACTAGGAGAACCTTGTGCCGATGCTGATCCGCAAGAGATCATATCACCTATCCTAACTGCGGCCTTACCATTAATAAACACAGTCGATGAGCCTTCAGCAGCAACTCCATCATGGCACGGAGGTCCACAGCAGTGTGTTATCCAGTGGTCTCCAAGTCTGTGAGCTCCTATGCCATTGATAAACACATTGTCAGATGCTTCATCGTTGACCCTAGGCGGGAAACAACCATGACCTGTACAGATATCTCCTAATCTTGTCGCTGCTGGCATTAGTGAAAGAATCCTAGTGCGTTACCTATTTTAGGCTTTGTAAAGAAGTTAAATACCCAATTAGTGCTTGTTCCAGCTACCGTTGTTGAATATCTACCTGCATAGAATGTATTTGCTGCAGAAGCATTTACATAACTTAAATCTAAATAATCATTTTCGCTGACTCCACCGCCAGATTTAGCAATAGTTGCTGCAGTAGTTGTTGTAGATTGCACAGCAACTCTTCGGCCTCTTACTCCGTTTAATTTTAAAGTACCAAATGTATTTGTGACACCAGTTAATAAACGAATTGTTACTGGTTTAGTTGAAATATTTTCAAAGTAATTAATTGTATTTCCAGATCCGTTTAATACAAAAATTCCTGAAGTGTTACCATTAAAGTATACTTTATTATATGTAAGTCCAGCTCCAGTAAGTGTTCCGCTAAACGTTGATGTTAATGTTGTTGCGTTTTGATTAATAATAATACTAGATGTTCCAGCATTAAATGTAGTACCTGCAGTTGCCGCAGACCAAGGTGTGCTTGAATTTGTCACATTAAGTGTAATTATCGAAGATCCTAGATTAATTGTTTTTGTGTTTGCATTATTAAAACTGAACTGTAATGCTGTTATATTATAATTGTTAGTATTAAATGTACCATAAGTCAAAACTAAACCTTGGTTAGATACAATATTAGAAGCTAAGTTCCATACGGGTGTTCCTGTTCCGGTTCCAGTAAAATTAATAGGAAAATTGAATGTCACACCTTTAGTATCAAATGTTCGTGCAGATACGCCAAGAGCATTATTCCAATTAAGAGTATTTGTTGTCGCACTAGTAGCCATAGTTGGACTAAAAGTAATATTATCACCATATATTTGAACACTAGTGTTCAAATTTAACGTACCACTAAATCCAGTAAAATCGATATTATTTCCATAAAACGCGGGCAAGCCTAGCAAGACTATATCTGTACCAGCTGTTATATTATAATTAATAGTTCTAATTGATGTATTTGCTGCACTGGTCACAAGTGTTCTTGTTCCTGATGCTCCAGAATATGTTAAATTGATATTAAGAGTTCCAGTAATTGTTGCGGATGGAGAAATTAAATTAACAACTGTAGCGGCATTTCCACTTACATTAAAAACACCTCCTGTAGTAGATATCCCACAAGGATTACTAGAATTAAGAATCAATGTTATAGTTGTTATACTAAATGTTCCCATAGACAGATTTCCAGTATTTACATTAAATGTAGATACAGGCAGTACTATATTACTGCCAAGAGTATAAGTTCCTGATGTTCTAGATTCTATTACGATTGGAAACAGTAAGGTTGAACCGGCGCTACTGAGAGTGCCACTTCCCATTAAAAATAATTGTAAATTATTACTAGTTATTGTTCCTGAAGATGCTTTAAAATCTCCTGTTAACATTATATTAGCTGTAACTGTCGATGTGAAAGACCAAGGCAATGTTCTTGAAGAGCTATCAATAGAACCAGAATATAAAACCTGCTGGGACCCAACTATACTCACGGTAATTGAAGCTCCTGAATTTAATCCAGTGTCACCAATGATAACAGTATCTTGTGGTAAAGGATAATTAACATCAGCAACTGCTCCACCTAATTCAGTTGCCCAAGAGTTAGATTGCCAACTACCACCTGCTGCATTATTCCAATAAACAGTTTTAGAAGCATCAAATGTAATTCCAGTATTACTGCCTATATTTCCTATTGATGTTCCTGTAGTCCATGGTGCAGTTCCTGCAGCAATGATTGATAAAAAGTCTACGTTTTCAAAATTTACAAAATTAGTTGCAGATATTGTTGCCGCATTACTTGTTGATGTGTTCACAGTTTTTCTAGATGATCTGCTTGTTCTAGCGGTATTCCACCATTGAATAGTTCCTACTGTTAGTGTAAATCCGGAATTTAGTGTGATTGTTGAATTTGCTGCATCTCCAAGATTAAGCACGTTTGATATAGTCAAGTTTGCATTATATGATAAAGAAAAACTCTGTCCAGTTATAGTCACATTATAAAATGTAAATGCGCCAATTAAAGAAAAATTGCTATTATTTGATGGGGACGAAACAGTAGAAGTCCCTGCATCAAATGTTAAGTTTGTGGAACTAAGATTAACTACTGCACCTTGCGCACCTTGCCCTATCATATGTGACCCAGTTCTTAATAGGATTGATCTAACATACGTAGTTGTAGCCGAAGTCAACGTCCCAAAAACAATGTTGAATCCATTAGTGTCAAGTGTGCCAGACCTAACTGTTATACTAGAAGAATTAGTGTAATTAGATAATAGCGTAAAGATCGCAGTAGAAGCTGCAGCTGGTCCCCATGTGGTGGAGTTATTCAATGACACACCACCAAAATCTATATTTTGTGTGCCTGACTGAGCAAGAAAAGCCATCGACCCGATAGAAGATATAGTAATTCCGGTTGTTGCCCATGATACAGAACCATTTATACTCATTGCCGACGAGCCGGCAAACGTAACATTTCCTGTTGCAGGGCCGGCCGCAGTCCAGTTTCTACAAACTGCAGCTGCTGATATAGTTACTGTGTATGCGGCAGCAGAAGATGCAGAGTCAAATATTACATCATCGGCAGATGTAGGTGCTACAGTGGATAGAGTAGTTCTACCCACGTCAGTATACCAGTTAGTTACGGCTGTACCAGACCAGGTTCCTGAGCCACCACCCCAATAGTATGTAGCCATTTATTAGAATCCAGATATGGATGATAACATATGCCATTTAAGAGCTTGTGAATTGTACACAAATCCTAAATAGTCATACTTTGAACTTCCAGTAGTAGTTAGTGGAAGTGGTAGATCAGTAGATCCTGCAAATACTCCGTTCCATGAATAAGTTTGAACATTTAATGATTTAATTCTAAGCATTAGTTTTTGACCGTCTACTATGGTACCAGTGGGTGCATTGATTGTAAGAGTTCCTGTAAGTTGAAGATTATCATGAATTACCATATCTGATGTATCAGCATTCATGGTAATAGATGTTCCATCAGCTACAGTAACTACTCTAGTACCATACTGAGGTCCTCTGGATCCAGTAAATCCTGTTCCTTGAGACCCAGTAAAGCCAACTGATCCAGTAAAGCCAACTGATCCAGTGAACCCAACTATTCTATTTTGAAGTTCCCATGCATATCCATTCCACAGCCAAGTTCGACCACTTGCCGTATATGTTTGATTTAATGAAGGTGATGAAGGAAAATCTATTGCCATATTTTTATCCGTTTATATTAAAAGTTACCTACATTTGTTGATGGGAATGCTCTACCGGTACCCCATAAAATTCTAACTGCTCCACCTTGTCCGGAGCCAGCATTACCAATTCCAGCGCCACCAGCCCCAACTACGACTGTATATGAATTTCCTGGAATAACTGGTATATTATTAACCCATCCTAAGCCGCCACCGCATCCGCCAAGCCAATATCCAGTAGCACTACCACCACCACCGCCATATGTACCACCAGTACCGCCTCCGGTACCTGTTACAGATACGCCATTACCTCCACCAGAACCTCCTCCACCACCAGTTGTAGTATTAAAACCACCAGCAGCACCATTAGCACCTTCACCGAATATTCCAGTTCCACCACCCCCGCCGCCATCATTTCTAAAGTTACCGCCGCCTCCGCCGCCACCACCACCAGATCCTGCCGTAGCAGTGGATGAATCCCATTTTGTACCATTACCGCCATTTCCAGAGTATCCACCAGCACCCCCACCGCCGATGGAATACGACAAAAAGATATCTGGATATCCGCCAAGGCCACCACCAGTACCTACGTATGTACCTCTCCATGTGGTTGATGCAGCATTACCTGTTGATGCTAAAGCACCACCACCTTTAACTGTAGTGGCGTTTATAAAATAGCTATCTCCACCAGCATTACCAGTAGTACTGGAATTAAGTCCGCCAGCACCACCTCCAATACATACTACACATACAGAAGTAACACCTTGTGGTGGTACAAAACTATATGTTCCTGGTGTAGTATATATTGCTTGTCCTGCACTAATTGGAAATATATATGGATTAATTAATACTTGACTCATTATACTTTTCTATAATACAAATAAATTTTTAAACCAGCTGCGCCAGTACCTGCACTAGTTAAATTAACAGATATTTCCACATCATCAGCAATAGACGTAGTAGATAATACTGCTGGAGTAGCTGCAGTAGTACTAGTTTTTTCAAATGCATCTATAGTTAGAGCTGTACTAAATATTGATACACCGCCTGCAGTAATATCAACAGCTATTAATCCAGATGAAGATGCTGTAGATACTGAAGCTCTTGGCAATTGATATAAATTAATAGCATAAGGCAATCTAAATATTACTTTACCATTTCCTGATAAAAGTGCAACAGTTTCATCACTGCATGCAAGAATCATTACATCACCACCTTGGGATCCAGTATAGCCAATAACTGTTGATGCAGATCCTGTAAAACCTGCACCAGCAGATCCTGTGAAACCAATATCACCTTGAGATCCAGTAAAACCTATGGCTGAAAATGCTCCAGCTGAACCAGTATAACCAGTTACTCCTAGATTACCATATTCTATCCATTGGCTTGAGTTGCCGTCGTCTGTATACGTGTAATTAATACCAGTGTCTGAATGAATCCAAACATCTCCAAATGTAGGACTAATTGGAGCAGTATTTGCATATGTAATATTTAAAGCACCTTTAGATCCGGTAAAACCTGCACCTTGGGAACCTGTAAATCCAGTAGATCCTGTATAACCAGCAGCTGCCAAGTTTCTAAGTTGCCACGCAGTACCATTCCAGACCCAGGTTCTGTCTCCAACAGTGTATTGTTGATTTATAGTAGGTGATAATGGAAAATCTATTGGCATATTTGTTCTCTAATTATGATGATATAGTATTTCTGTTTTTTAATTTAACGTTTTCAGTTATAGTAAAATATGAGTCACCAGATACACCCGCAGTTGGACCATTATACTGTAACGTTACAGTCTGTCCTGTTCCCATAGTACCAACGTTGACTATACCCATTTCTATCCAAATCATATCTCCTGAATTAAATACTGTTGAAGGTGGAGATATGAGAGTTCCAGTCCTAACAGAACCTGCAGGATTAGTTGCTAATTCAACTGCACTACTTGCTTGTCCAATCAATCCACTTATTGAATTTGTTGATGGAATATACCTATATATTCGCATACCAAGCGATGCATTTGCTTGGTTAGCAGACTCGAATCCCCATACATTCATTATAACATTTCCTGATAATGTAAATGCTTCAAGTGGTTTAGTAACCCATGATCCTAAAAAAATCCATGTGCTACCATTAGTAGTACCTGATAATGTAGCTGTGGCACTTCCTCTAGAATTATAACGGGCTAATCCACCTATTATCGTGGCTGAATTTAAATAAAATGTAGTAGCCATTATGAGTAATCAACTGTAATTGATAATAATGGGACAGTACCAGATACAGCAGTAACATCAACCCATAGCCAATTGTTAGATAAGACAGAATCAGTAAATGAATAAGATGTACCAACAGTAGAACTTGTCGTTGTAAATGTAGTAGCATTAACAACAGTTCCGGCAGTTGATATATCACTTGCATATTTTAACTGGCATGATACTGATGGAGTGGCAGTTGCTCCTGGAATTACTATGGCTACATTTGTTATTGTAATTGAACTAAATACGTAAAATAATACTAGTTTAGTATCTGTTGTAGTTGGCCACAAAATATTCATAGACTTTGGAGCACCTTGACCCTTAGAACCTGTAAAACCTATGACCGTAGATGCCGAGCCAGTAAATCCAGTATCTCCTCGTGATCCAGTAAACCCGATTGATCCAGTAAAACCTATATCACCTTGGCTACCTGTAAACCCGACTGATCCAGTAAATCCAGTATCTCCTCGTGATCCAGTAAAACCTACTGATCCACTATAACCAACAGGACCCGAGTTTCCTAATTCTACCCATTGACTAGTATTTCCATCATTATAATAGAAGTACTGAATACCTGTGTTAGAATCAATCCAAATTTGACCTTCAACTGGAGAAACTGGTGGTGTAGCGGCATTACTATAAGCTACTGCTCCTTGAGATCCTGTAAATCCAGTATCTCCTTGTGATCCAGTAAACCCGACTGATCCAGTAAATCCAGTATCTCCTCGTGATCCAGTAAAACCTACTGATCCAGTAAATCCAATAACACCTTGAGAACCAACAAAACCTACAGATCCAGTAAATCCAATAACACCTTGAGAACCAACAAAACCTACAGATCCTGTAAATCCAATATCACCTTGGCTACCTGTAAATC